GGAATAGCCGAAGTACACATCAGCAACGACACCCTATCTTCGGTCGAATGATTGTCGTTGTACTTGTATGTATCCAAGTTACCAGTATACAAATTGACCGTGCCGATCAAGGTCTCTACTACTGGACCCGACGACATATTCGCAACAACCGACGTCAATGTTTTATGTAGAGGATGCGTATTTAACAATGAAATCCCCGTATCCGGCAAGAGCTCATAAACATTTTTGTTATGAATGGTAGAATACATTTGTACCGCCTCTTTGACCCCCTCGTTTATATCCGAAAAATGCGACAAAAACCCCGCATTTAGTCCCCCCGCGGAAATACCAGTATATCTATCGTATTTTACGTGGCTACTTTCTCGTATTCTCTTCAAAATACCGATTTCCACCGCACCGAATGCACCGCCACCGCTAAATGATAATTGTTCCGTTGACATTACGGACATCATCAACGTCGCAAACACGCCGATCAATACAAAATACATTTTACAATAGAAATATATTTTGTTCGTTACCGATAAACTAATTGACCTAAGTCTGCACAATCAGTTTTACATTATATTTTACCAATGAAAAAATAGAACAACGAGAACCCGATACGAATGGCATCAAATGTACTCGCAAATGACCGGTTTCCACTCCCCCTCAATCAAAACCAGTTGAAACGGCTTTCCGCAACCATATATTTTATCTTCTTCGACCAATTTATCACACTCAATTTTGGGCAAATGCGGCGGGATTTGGCTGTAATCCGATTTCATTATACCGCATCTAAAAATGCAACAATTTCGCTGAATTACCTCAATACCACGGCTGCAATGCGGACAAAAAACTAGAAATGACGTCATATAATACAACGTCACTATGTATTTAAATCAGTTACACTCTTTCATAATTTAAATGGGACAATTTAAGTCGGTTGGAAAATAGTCAAAACGCGTAAACTCAACAACTAATCTTATATGAATCACACTCAGACTTGTGGTTTTTGTATCCGTACCACGCAGTATATCCTTGTTGCTTCCACACAGTATATGCACAATTTGCATTATGTTGGCAATCGAATAAACTAGAACACGCAATTTTACATTCATTATATTTGGATGAAACATCCCCCGAACACCAATAATAACTATTTATCTGCATGAGTCCGTAATCAGTTGACCCATCTGTATTTTTATTTGTAGCACCACAATTAAACGAGCTTTCATATTTACTTATACACACCATTGTTGGTAGAGTGTATCCAGGAAACCCAGCATTTTGTAAATAGCTGTACACCTGACATTGGCTCAAAGAACTCGTGCGTAACATATTAGTAGGATAATTGATGTCAACATTATACTTGCAATTCGTTTGAGAGACACTTTCATAGTAAAACTTGTAGTTATCTAAAAACTCAATAACCTCTGCATTATACAATTCAAAAAAAGTACTAATATCCCGTACTAATACCCATAATGATATACCCGATGGAGTTGTAATAATACTATATTGATACTGACTGTTTTTAATTTCACCCAATTTAATAACCCAGTAAGGCGAATCAACCGGAACACCATCAAGATGAACGGTTAATTTACCAGGTTCGGATACGTTTTTATAATATCCATAACCAGTAATTTGGTCTATTTCATTATTTTTATCTATTTGTGTATTCACAACATTTACATTTCCATTATCCAAAAGCCCATAATCCGCAGTAATGCAAGTGCCATAACCTTGAAAAATAACATTCGTTGGTGCTTGATATGTTAGTAACCAATGTCCTAAATAATTTTTAATATCTAGTTGTGAAACCGGTATTATAGCATCTTTGCAATTTACTAAAACAAAAACAAAATACAAAAGCAATAAATAGTGTATCATCTTATGTATTATATACACTATTGGACATTTAACTTCATATAAAAATGTAATAAAAAGATATAATTGTTATAAGAGTATCGGTGTAAAATGAATACTAGAAAATATATGTTATCTCCTCCGTATAATCGGGATAGTCGTTTAGTTATACGCCCATTGTATACGACAACACACGTAATGACCTACACTTATCATAAGCGGGGTAGGTATGGACACATAAAATCAAGATATAAGCAGCAACCGCCGTTCGTAAAACCGCATAATACAAAATATTTATCAAACTAAGTGATCATTTATCCATTCACCCTCATAGCTTGTTCCGTCTGGACGTGTCATTCTGCCAAATCCGTATTTTTTATCATATTTCCAATCACCATCATATAGTGATCCATCTGGATAATTGGCCTCCCCCTGACCGTGTCTGAGATCATCTTCCCACCAGCCGTAATACATATAGCCGTTACGCTCGACTATTTTGCCAAGTCCGTGACGTTTTCCATTCATCCAGTCGCCGTGATATATTGAACCGTCGGCATATTCGCATTCGCCCAACCAGTATATGTTGTCACACATACTATAACCTATACGGAGCTCACCATTTGGAAGATTAAACATAGTACATACAGCGCCTTTATGTTGAATCACCGGTTGTTCTGGGGGCTTAGTCATAACTACATCATCATCATTCTCCTCGTCCGAATATACTTGATATGCATTGGCGCCTGGTCTATTTGTGTACTGTATATACGATCCATCTTCCCATTGTGGAGTAGGCAGTATTGTTTGTTGTGGAGAAATATCATCAGGATGTATCAATGACAATGGAAATCTAAACGCAGATTGTTCAGCTTTAATAAAATTCATTTGGGGGCACGCATAATTAGACCGCGTCAATACAGGTGGGCGGATGAATTTGGGATCTGGAATATTATTATTACTGTTGTATTCTTGATATTCGTAACTTTCGCTCATTATAATTATGGATAGATTAAAATATCGCACTTCACGACAGCCTATTATTTTCAATTTTTCAATATGGGTATTGCAATAAAAAACAGGGCGTCCCCTGGGATTGCTTCCCGTTTTTGATACGGGTGGTCGCCCTTACCTTTGCTCGTTACAAAGGCGGGCTATGAATGCTAGGGCAACATTTTATTATACTACTATTCCACATCTTCGTAGAATAGAGACAATAAAATCCAGACAACATTCAATAACACTTCCATAGTGCAATTCTAAACTACAGACGAAGCATTGTACTTCCATCTTTATCCATAATTATCAAGTCAAACAGGCAAGGTAGAGTGATCAGTTCTACCGAGGGTTCTCGCGCGATCAATGCTATAATATATAAGATATATTTGGCACAGGCGCTTTTTACAAGACAATAACAGTTAATCAATTTCAATACTACACTGAGGGAACGGGACGATTTATCAATCGTCCAGGATGGTGCAATCCGCGTGTAATATATACACTATGTACAATCTATATACATACACGGGGGATGGCAGTCCTTTTATGCACTTTCAACTGTGCTTTTCACGCTATCAGTGTCTACCTTTACTTTATGTTAATCCACTAGTGAGCCAAGGTAGAAGCTCATCATCTGTTTGGACCAACAAAAATGTTTCAATTTTTTACAAAATATTATAACAAATTGATAAAATACCGTAAATTACGACTTACTTAGAGCAGTTACTGCCATCCTCGTAACAGGGCACATTTTGCATTGTCCAGTTACCTGGAATAGCAAATGCACAACTCTTCTCAATACCTAATTGGTTCTCGCCCAGTACCAAACGCATAAACCCAAGTTCTCCCCAATATGATCCCCAAGAGTTCCGGATGATCCAGTATTGTTTGTTGATCGCCTCATCGTAGCCCCAGCCTACAACCGAGATTATGTGATTGATCATTTTTAGTTGGTGCGGAAGGTCTAGAACGCCGCCGGTATAATCCACAATTTCTTCGGCGTTGATACCACACGCAATGGGACCATTCTTATAAATCTCCGCCATCATATCTGCACTGCCCTTGACTGCCCCATAGCTGGCAATTGTCGCATTCGGGTAGTGCATAATGGGGCTACACGTTCCACCACGATTAGTGAACGTATCACACGTTTTGCAAATATTCGTAGCCGTGCATTCAAACTGCTGTTTATTATTTTTACATGCTTCTTCGCTGGAATCGGAACTGCACGCTTGGTAAATCATACAATCCTCATATGGAATTGACCCATATTCGTGTATGGCTTTATATGTCGCAAGGTGGTCCCCTCCGTTGCAACTGCCACCCATTTGGCAATTCAATAGAAACTGAATACTGAGGTTGATATCAGGCCAAGCGGCTTTGCGCTTAATTTTAATACGGTCAGCGAGCGAACTGATGCTGCCGTGCGCCCAGCAACTCCCACAATAAACGGGGATATGTTGGTTGAGGTTCTTCGTCAAATAATTTACACCAGCAATATTGTTCCAAGCAAAGGCCTGCGGCAACGGTTCGGGAGCGTGATACACGGTGTATTTTTCTGCGTCCAATTGTGGCACAAATTCATTGAACCTGGCAGTAATACCGAGCAATCCGGTCAATAGCAAAAGAATGAACATTATTACATAGGTAGTAGATTATTTTTTATACCAATTTTGTTATTCATTTAGTTGATGTAAATTATGTGGAAGGCAGTTAGTATATTTAGTTTAACTTTATCTAGCGCGTTTAATTAATAATATTTAAGTATCATTATTAATTAAATATAAATGAACGCATTAAGCGATAAGTTTAATTTATACTTGTCAATATCAAACGATTGGCCATTAGACGATTGGAGTATTACAAAAGAATGTTTTGATAAGATCGTTGAAGTACTTCCATTCGGAAGTACAATTTTAGAAGTTGGAAGTGGTAATTCAACATATATATTGTCCAAGTTTTATAAAATGATTTCAATTGAAAGTGATAACAGCTGGATGAATAAATATAACAGTGAATATATTTACGTTCCATCTAAGAAATTTAAAAGTGAAATATTTGGAGAGACAACTTGGCTTGATGCAGATGTTTTAAAATCATCCCTTGAAGGAAAAAAATATGATTTATTAATAGTTGATGCCGGGTTTGATAGAGTTGGAATCTATGATAATTTACATTTATTTAATACAAATGTTCCTATAATAGTTGATGATACAATGGATGAAAATCATCTTAAATGTGCCAATTTAATAGCCAATAAATTAAACAAAACATGTACAACATATCGTTGTGCTGTAAACAAATTTGTTGTTACATGGTTTGAAGGAAAAAAATTTTCGTTAATTATATAAAATAAATATTATATGAAGGAAAACGCAGAAGGTATAATTTGCATTGTTGATGTAAATTATATGGCTATATTGTATTAGCATGCAAGATGGTGGCGTAATCGCACAAGAATACCAAAATTTAAATGCAAGTGACCTATTTAATTTTATACTTGAATCGGTTAAAATGGTGTTTACGAATGAAACTACTGGTTTATCTCGGGCGATTAATGTGGATAATCGCATAGGATTAAGCATACTTTCAGTTGTTTCGTTATTTGGGTTCGTTTTTAAATTAACATTACCTCACCACATACAGTCTCCGTTCATGGGTCCATCGGCTACTGGTCTTAGATTTAATGTACCCATTCAGGAATTTATCATTAAACTTGTCGTGGTATCTAAACCCGCCAGCGAGATTTTATATCCTATTCAGGTTGTCGCTGAACCGAATGTAGTGGGTGGGTATGAAACTATACCTAAGAAATCGGTATCACGCGAAAGCCTGATTGAAGAAGTAAGAATTCAAAACTACATTTGGAAAAGGTCAGTATATGCAAGTAGACCCGCAATATGCCCGCCAGTAGAGTATGCAAATATAATTGAGTTTAGCAAAGAAGGCAAGGATAAAGCAAACCAAATGTTAAAACAATTCCAACAAAACCTACCATATGGTCAGATAGAACAAACTACTATACAGTATTTAGCTAACGCCATATATCACAGAAATCCTAGCGGAAACGGCGGCTATTATTATGATAATAGAAGTCTGGGCATTGTATTAATGCCCGCTATACCAGGTGCGCAAACATTCTACGAGTTTAGAAAACGCACAGATATCGCAATAGACGTTGTACAAAATGTCGCCGCTAACATAATTGCTCAAATAGTTAGACTACTCATTGATATACAGGTTATTCATTTAGATTTACACTACGCAAATGTACTGGTTGGTAATAAATTTAACAGTACAATAATTGATTTTGGCATAGCATCTCAAATAAACTTAGGATCCGATGATGCATATTTTAATATGGACGAAAAGACTCTAATATTAACGGAAATAACCAAATTTAACCAAGAATATCGGAAAATTGGTAAACCTCGTGCAAGTGATGTTGAACCAATTGATAATCAAAAGCGTGATTTTATTATAAATGTTATGAACTATATCGCCGAAAAAGACAAGGAGAGATATGTGAGACTAGGTAAACCCGATGGGGCAGTATCAACTTATTTGGACCGAAGAATACCGTAATAATGATGCCATAATGTTATCCGCATTTGACCGTTTATACGGCATGATGTTCACAAATATAGACAAATCTGGCGACGGATTATCGTCTCGTACCATAGAAAAAAGAACTAGCGGCAATCTAGACTTTCCCGAGCCAGACGAATCCGACGAACCCAATAGAAAACAAAGCAAACGCGGCGGTAAATCCAAGAAACCAAAGAAAACAAAGAAATCTAAAACATTATAACCAGGACATTATACCAATAGTTCGCTAATTGAGTTATCGTCATCATCTGCATCATCCTCTATTTTTCGTATACAGTATATTATGACCCCTACGAATACCACAGAACAAGAGATAAGCCATATGTTCTCCGTATCGACCATCGTTATATGTATTATACAGATGATTTTTATTAGATTTTATACCAACAAAGATTTTTATTAGGATTACAAGCATGTTGTTTGAAATATCTTAGCAGTTACTAGGTACGGGTCCATATTAGAACTAGGACGTCTATCTTCAAAATAACCAAACCCGTCATATATCGTCTTATTGCCAATGCGAATAGAGGCACCCCTGTCTGCCTTTCCGTAAGTAAATACATTGTATCCGGCAGTTTCGTGTTTTCCCGTTAGCCGCAACTGGTTGAATTCTCCATACACCTCCATATGTTCAGCGTGTTTATCGCCCAATAAATGAATCGCCTTATATATTTCATCTATTCCGCCGTGTTCTCGCATTTTTTGGGTGGAATAATTGGTATGACACCCCGAACCGTTCCAGTCGCCAATGAGCGGTTTTGGGTGGTAATTAATATAAACCCCGTGTTTTTCCGAAATGCGATCTAATAAATACCGAGCAAGCCACAAATGGTCCCCCGCTTCAATTCCTTCGCATATCCCAATCTGAAATTCCCACTGTCCAGGCGCAACTTCCGCATTAATACCACTGATTTTTATACCAGCGGCCAAGCACGCAGCCAAGTGTTCTTCCGCGATTTCTCGCCCAAATGCATTATTTGCCCCAACCGAGCAGTAGTATTGCCCCTGCTTACCGTTTTCATCAAATCCCAGTGGATAACGTGACCGGTTGTTATACATAAAATACTCCTGTTCTAGTCCAAACCAGGGGTGTTCACCGGGTTTTTCGTCAAAAGCGTTTTTTGCGTGATGCCGATGATTGTTCGGCAGCGGTTCTCCGTCAGGTCTATATGTAGAACATAGAACTAACACATCATTCTCCCTCCTAAATGGGTCAGCAAACACGGCGCACGGGCGCAATATAACTTCGGAATTGTTACCATCTGCTTGTTTGGTTGAACTACCGTCATAATCCCAATCTGGGAACCCATCGTCTTTATTATAATTAGTAAATACTCGGGTTTTTGACCGTAACTCGTTCTCACCGCCTATCCAAATATACTCGGCACAAAACTTATTTTCCATAATAGTATACCGGCATACAAAAAATGGAGCCACATTACGCAACTGTTTCTTTTTCAATAAAAAAATTGAAGTATTTTGTATGACTATGTAAAGAATAACGAATAAGAAACTCAACAATGGAATATACTTTGTATTTTGATGGATGTAGTAAAGGCAATCCGGGAGAGGCGGGTGCGGGGGCGGTAATATATCAAAACGAAATAGAAATCTGGTCGTCTAGTGTATATGTTGGCAATAAAGAAACAAATAATGTGGCAGAATATACGGGGATGATACTTGGACTAACCGAGGCGGCGGGTCGAAATATAAAACATATTTCAGTAAAAGGTGATAGTATGTTAGTAATCAAGCAAATGCGAGGAGAATATAAAGTAAATTCGTCCAACTTAAAAGACTTATTTGCTAGGTCAAAACAATTAGTAAGCCAATTTGACACGATTGTATTTGACCACGTTTATCGCGATATGAATAAACGGGCGGATTCATTGTCCAATGACGGCATACTTCTGCGATGCTAAACTAAATTGACCGCTTGGGTCCCCACAAATATTACACAAAAAATCACAATTTCACAATACTGATTACTGGTACATTGTAATTTTGTAATTACAGTTGTAATTTACAAATATTTTGTGATCTTTACAAAATGGTTTTTATTGATGATGTAATCACAATTGTACAGTTTGCTGCGACTGTGCAGCCATTTAATACAACATTTAGTAAAATATGGTCTATTATATATAATACTAGTGTATATGGATACATCGTACAATAAAGTTATGGATACATCGTGCAATAAAGTTATGGATACATCGTGCAATAAAGTTATGGATACATCGTGCAATAAAGTTATGGATACATCGTACAATAACCTTCTGGACACGTCGTGTAACATAAGTGCAAAATATTGTAGTAAGTGTAATAAACTATTAACGGATAGTATCTTTTTTTATGGAGAATTGTGCACGTGTCCATTAAGAATAGAAATGTATAATGGATTTACAGGACTGTTTGGCTATATTGATTGCTCATTTATAGAGTATTCTATGGATGATGCTGGACCTACTGGTCCCACAGGACCCGCTGGACCAATGGGAGATATGGGTCCCACAGGACCGAAAGGAGAAGTAGTATTCAATGGACCAACTGGCGCCACTGGGTACATTGGACCCATTGGGCAAATTGGACCAACTGGAATGCAAGGCAATAAAGGCGACACTGGACCAACTGGACCCAATGGATTAAATGGTGAAATTGGTATGACTGGACCGAAAGGTGATGCTGGTTTGCAGGGTAATAACGGTGAAATAGGTATGACTGGGCCAAAAGGCGACACGGGCGAAGTTGGTCCCACTGGACCCACCGGAGATCAAGGTCGCGAAGGACCAACTGGTCTGCAAGGCAATAAAGGCGACACGGGCGATGTTGGTCCCACTGGACCAACCGGTATACAGGGCAATGACGGACTAAATGGAACGACTGGACCCACAGGGTACACTGGACCAAAAGGAGATTCGGGCAATACGTTTATTACAAACGGGCTAATATATCAGACATTTATTACAGCATATAGTTTAACCGACCAAGTATTATCAGTAGACGAACCGATTGTATTTGATACACATTCTGCATTATTTGGCGATTGCTTGCATATTGACAATTCCCCGGATATTTGGTTATGGAAACCAGGTAACTATATGGTGAGTATTATGATATGTCCGATTGAAAGGTGCCAGTTTTCATTTATAAAAAACACAACGAGTATTATACCGGGCGGGACATTTGGTGTAAATGCGATGTTTTCTCAGGCGGGTATAACATTTATAATGTTATTAGAAGATGCCGACTTTACTGTTCAAGTGCCTGGTGCAGAAAACGTATTGAATGGGTGTCGGATACAAGTCGTTAATACGTCATCTTTGACCCAAACGGTTACATTATATAGTTCATCCAATCCAATGCCACAAGTAACGACGTCAATTACGATAATGCGTCTTACTCCTTAGAGTTTTATTATAACTATGATTACAATAAAACTATTTTAACTAATTGACTGCGGACCATTAGTAGTTCTTAGGCTATCGGACCAGTCGGACCAGTTGGACCGGTCGGACCATCAATGCCTATCGGACCAATTGCACCGGTTGGACCATCAATGCCTATCGGACCAGTTGGACCATCAATGCCTATCGGGCCGGTTGCGCCGATCGGACCAGTTGGACCATCAATGCCTATCGGGCCGGTTGCGCCGATCGGACCAGTTAGACCAATGTCGCCAGTTCGTCCAGTATTGCCTACCTGACCAGTGGGTCCAGTTGGACCAGTGACGCCTATCGGACCGGTTAGACCCGTGTCGCCAGTTCGTCCAGTA